CACCAACTCCTACTACTTCCCCGTGATCACATGAAGTCTGCGTTGATAGCATACCGTGTGGCATGGGAACTCACACGTGATCCAACGAAACGTGTCCTCTACATCTCTAGCACTCGCAATCTTGCAATCAAACAACTGAAGTTCATCAAAGATATCTTCACCTGCGATAACCACATGCTATTCTGGCCTGACATGGTTAACAAAGAAGAAGCTAAACGAGAGAAATGGACAGAAGGAGAAATTTCCCTCGATGACCCTCGCAGACGCGCTGAGTCTATCCGTGACCCTTCAATATTTACAGCTGGTCTTACTAGTAATATCGTCGGCTTGCACTGTGACATCGCTGTCCTTGATGACGTCGTTGTACAGGGTAATGCTTATACAGCAGAAGGCAGGGAGAAGGTAATTGATCAATATTCTTATCTATCTTCCATCGAAACTTCTAATGCTAAAGAATGGATCGTTGGTACTCGGTACCATCCTCTGGATCTATATAGTAAACTTCTAGAAAGAGAAATCGACGACTACGATGAATACGGGAACATATCTACTTCACAACCACTTTTCGAACATCAGGAACACCCTGTCGAAACTCTTGGCGATGGAACAGGAGAATTTCTCTGGCCACGTCAACAACGTTCTGACGGGAAATGGTTCGGATTCGACGACAAAATCCTCGCTGTCAAGCGAGCTCAGTATATCAACAAAGTGCACTTCCGAGCCCAATACTACAACGATCCACACAGTGTTGACTCATCCCCAATCGACAGAAACCTCTTCCAATACTACGATCCCAACCACCTCTTCCAACGAGACTACCGATGGTTCTACAAGCGAGAAATCCTCAACGTCGTCGCGTCGGTTGACTTCGCGTTCTCAACCGGGAAGAAAAGCGACTGGACAAGCATCGTCGTCCTCGGAGTAGACGGTAGGAATAACTACTACATCCTCGAGATCGATAGATTCAAGACAGACAAGATCAGTGATTACTTCCAACATATCCTGAAACTCTATGAGAAATGGGGCTTCAGGAAGATACGTTGTGAAGTCTCAGTCGCTCAACAAGTAATCGTCAAAGATCTAAAAGAGAACTACATCCGTCGTCATGGATTGTCTCTCAGTATTGATGAGTTTCGTCCATCGAGATGGCAAGGTAGTAAAGAAGAGCGTATCCTCGCTACTCTTGAACCTAAGTACGCCAACCTCCAGATGTGGCACTACCCTTCAGGCAATACACAGTCATTAGAAGAAGAACTGATGTTTGTCAACGCAGCACACGACGACATCAAAGATGCACTCGCATCTGCAGTCGACTTCGCTGTAGCACCACTAGATTTATTCAGAATGCGCAAAGATCCAATAGCTAATTTCAATTTCCACAGTAAGTTCGGCGGTGTCAGTTGACCGGTAAGGTAATTCCTCTCGAGAATGTCATTTCCCCTGACATGCTTGCTACAAGACTGACCGAGAAGTACATCTCTTGGGATAATCTCCGTGCAGTGAAGAAACAAGACTGGGAGGAAGTCAGAAGGTATGTCTACGCTACAGATACTACTCAAACAAGTAACGTCACTCTTCCTTGGAAGAATAAGACGACTATACCAAAGCTTTGTCAGATTCGCGATAATCTTTTCGCCAACTACACAGCCACCCTCTTCCCCAAGCGGAAGTGGCTCGAGTGGGAGGCGGACAATCCGGATAGCCAAGACAAACGAGATACCATTCTGAATTACATGACTTGGGTTACGGATCAACCGTTCTTCAAGTCAGAAGCTGAAAAGCTCATCCAAGATTACATCGATTTCGGCAATGCCATCGCTACAGTCGAATGGCGTGACATGCGGGTGGAACAAGATGGACGGACACAAGTGGGCTTCGTTGGTCCTGCTTTACGGCGTATATCTCCTCTTGATATTGTCTTCAATCCAGTCGCTGAAAGCTTTGTGGAGTCTCCAAAGATTGTCAGGAGTATTATCTCCCTAGGCGAACTGAAGAGTCTTCTCGAACGTCTGAGTTCAGACGAAAATAAAGTAGAATACGAAGAACTCTACAAATATCTCAAAGATATTCGCTTCCATGCCCAACAATTCCAAGGTGATTGGGTACAGAAAGATAGATTATACGCAGTCGATGGATTTACCTCCTTCAGAGCGTATCTACAATCAGATATGGTTGAAGTACTCACCTTCTATGGTGATTGGTACGATCCATACAACGACACATTCGAAAAGAACCGTGTCATAACCGTCGTAGACCGCCATAAACTCATCAACAATCGTCCTAACGATTCCTTCTACGGTTATCCTCCGATTTATCATTCACCGTGGCGTCGTAAGCAAGACAATCTCTGGGGTATGGGTCCTCTCGATAATCTAGTCGGTATGCAATACCGGATGGATCATGTTGAGAACATGAAAGCCGATATTTGGGACCTCGTGACTTATCCAGTCCAGAAGGTGAAGGGTTTTGTCGAAGACTACGTCTGGCAACCCGGAGAAAAGATCTTCGTTTCTGATGAAGGAGATGTCGAACTTGTACAACCTGATGTCAATGTCTTCCAATCAAATATGGAGATTAATTCCCTCGCTACCACGATGGAAGAAATGGCTGGCGCTCCGAAGGAAGCCATGGGAATACGGTCGCCAGGAGAGAAAACTAAATATGAAGTCCAGCGACTAGAAAACGCATCCTTCCGTCTCTTCAATAACAAAATCCTACAATTCTCTGACTTCTTAGACATGCTTCTAAATGCAATGCTTGAGATGGCACAGAGGAATGCTTCTTCTATAACAAGTATTCGAGTATTCGATGATGATTTCCAAACAACCACGTTCCAGAACCTCACGGTCGACGACATCACAGGTATTGGTAGGGTCAAAGCAGTCGGTGCAAGACACTTCGCCGAACAAGCTGAGTTGGTCCAGAACCTTACCAGTCTTACCGGTTCAGGACTATGGCCAACTGTGCAACCACATTTCTCAGGAATTACACTCGCTAAAGTCCTCGAAACAACCTTCGGTTTGAAAGACTTCCACATCGTGACTCCGTACATCCAGCTTGCTGAACAAGCAGATGCACAACGGTATATCCAAGCGATGCAGGAACAACTCCATCAAGAACAAGGCACTGCCACCGGCATCGGAGATGACTACGACACGAATGCTCAAGGTCAATTCTCTCCTCCTCCACAACAAACACGACCTGGTCAGCAACTAGGGTTGCAACGTCAACCTCCTAGCAATGCTACTCCAGCCGGAACTATAGGAACACAATGATGGAAGATTATCCTGGCCAGAATAAAGGCATCAACGCTACTAATTACGCCGTCCAACCAGGACGTGGAGACTACGATCGTCCTTCTATGAAGCAAGATCAACATCAAGAGCATAACATGCCTGCGTCTGAATACGTCGGTGTGAAAATGCCTATACCTCAGAAAGAAAGCAATGGCAGTTACAGCTTGGACCAAGCACCTAAAGACTGACGAAGAGAGAAGTAGATACGTAGAATCTCTACACAGAGTGAAATGGGTTCTAGACGATTTGAAAGTATTAATCAATACTTCCCAAGACTCTATCGAAGCCCAAGAGATTTCACCTAAATCCTATGACAGCCCTAATTGGAGTCACAGACAAGCCCACTCCAATGGCTATAAACAAGCGCTGAAAGACTTCAGCAAATTACTCAACTTAGACCCTAAGGAATGACATGGCCGACAGCCTATTAAACGAGGATAACCAAGACTCAAACGAAAGAGATTCTCTTCTGACTAAATGGAAAGACAAATCCAAGGAAGAAATCCTCGAAGCGAAGATCAATTCAGACCTCTTCATTAAGACCAAGAATGCCCAATTCGATGACCTTAAGAAAGACTACCTTGAGCTACGCGAACGCCAACAAGCGAGTGCCGATTTGAAAGACCTTCTAGACCAAATCAAGAAGGATCGATTAAATCCTGATACGTCCAATCACCTAGAGACGAATAATCAAACTGGATCATCGCTAAAGCCTGAAGACATTGAAAGTCTTGTCACGAAGCAAGTCTCCGAAAAGCTCTCCGAGCATCAGAGAATTCTTCTTCAACGGGATAACTTCAACAGTGTTCAGACTAAACTCAAAGAAGCCTTTGGTAATGATTACCAAGCTTCTTATAAACAACGATTAGATAATCTCGGTATTACTTCCGAATACGCAGACGAATTAGCTAAGAATCATCCCAGTGTCTTTATCAAGACCTTCGATCTCGAAGCTCAGCGTTCTCCGTCTTCACAAGCTCCTCCTCGGACACAGCAGCGTCAGACTTCTTTCGCTCCTAATACTCCAGTAAGAGATTGGGCTTATTACCAAGAGCTTAAGAAAGCTAATCCCAAGATTTATCTCGATCCTAAAATCTCAATCCAGATGCATAACGACGCCATCGAACTCGGTGACCGTTTCGGAATGCCTCAAGATTGATTATTCAACTCTAAGGAGATAACTCATGGCTGGTTTTACTGACCAGAATACTCAGTTTCTCGTTAGGACGCAACTTTGGTCTCGCCAGATCAAGGAACTGCTCCTCGACGAACTGAACGCTATGAAGTTTGTCCGTATCATCCAGGACTTCCCGGATGGCTACACTCTTAACATTCCCTCTATTGGTGAAGCTGAGACTGCCGACTATGTCGAAAATCAAGCAGTCAAGTACAATGCGATGGCTACTGGTAACTACCAGTTCGTCTTCGATCAGTACAAGTATTCAGCTAATGCCATTTCAGAGAAGTTCAAGCGTGACAGCTATTACTCGCAGGACGTAATCGCGGCATTCGTGCCCCGGCAACATCGTGCGCTTATGGAAGCCGTGGAGACCAACATCTTCGCTAAGGCGAATGCTGGACAAACTGCTAGCTCACTAAATACTATTAACACAGCAAGTCACCGTTGGGTGGCTGGTGGTACTGGACAATCTATTACGTTGCAGGACTTCGCTAAGGCTCAATACGCTTTGTTTAAAGCTAACGTGCCTCTAGTCAATCTCTGCGCTGTCATCGATCCTTCCGTCGCATATACGTTACAGACTCAGGCGAACCTCGTCAATCTGATATCGCCTATGCCGATGTGGGGTGATGTCACTCGTGATGGTATTGTCACTGGATTTAAGTTCCGGTTTAACGTCTACGGATTTGATATTTACGTCAGTAACTATCTTCCCGCAATCGCTTCCGAAACTATCAATTCAGTCTCAGTTACCGGTGGTGTGGCTAATTACTTCTTCTCTGCAACGCCTGGTGACACTTGTCCCTGGGTTGGCGCTTTCCGTCAGGAACCAACTGTCTATTCCGAGTTCAACAAGGACTTGCAGCAGACTGAGTATCTGACTATCGCCGAATACGGTTTCAAACTGTATCGTCCAGAGAATATGGTTACGGTCCTTACCGCTACCTCCGCTGTGCCTGCTTAAGGAGAAACACATATGGTTGGTGGTTTTTGGCTTAACCAAGACGGTCTTCCGCTCCAGTTTGGAACGCAGAAGCCCATTCCCGAAGTTGGTGGCGATTATCTCGTTTATGGCGAGACTCGTGAGATAGAACAACTGATTCCCCTCATTCCGATGCAAACCGGTGCGGGTAATCCAGTAGTTCCAGCTCCTCCTACTTCATTCGTCGGTACCGGTCTGCCTTCCGCAGCTGGTATTCAATCCCTAACTACTCTAGTACCTCTTCAGTTGACTGCTCCGCAGACTTCTGCAGTTGGTGGCAATATCGTTTTGACAAACACTCAGCTCTTCTTTGAAAGTGTTGAGGTTGATACGATTATTGGTGCTACTGGATCTGCTACAAGCATTTCAGTAGGACTTGCAACTCAGACTACAGGTCCAAATGCTGCTTTTGTTCAGGTTACTCCACAACCTGGCACTCAGCTTTTGAATGCTTTTCTGAATGCCCGTTTCACTACTGCTGGTCAGAAAACTTCTTTCGTTGTTCCCGGTGCAACTACCGGTTTGGCGTGGGATGCTTCTGGCACGGCTGTAGCAGGAAGCAATGCTACTTGGCTAGGTAATGTTCCTTTAGTAACGAACGCTATCACTCCTCTTCCGACGAGTGCTTGGATTTCGACTATTCAAAATGGTGGTACGTATACAAATGGGCTTCTTAAGCTCCGTTTACGTTATACCATGTATGGTAACATCCAACAGTAAGGTTAATGGCCCCTTCGGGGGCCTATACCTAAAGGAAATGAATGGCTTACAACTCTTCCAATTTAAATCTTCCCAATTTTGGCTCTTTTGAAGCTATTCTTCAAGGATATCAATATATTTGGAAGTATACGACTACGGATAGTTTATCTGATGTTTTTGGAATAGATCCAATTACAGGAAATCCCTATATAGTATCTGAACCTAGAATTAGGAATCATGACTTGATTGCGGTCCAAGCTGCAGATGGAAGTGCTTGGGGTTTAGCTGGAGCGGGTCAAGGTGGTTCTGGAAATGTCACTTTAACACGTTGTGATCCCCATTCTTAAGAAAGGATAAACAATGGCCGTAGATAGATCAAGGACAATCGATCTCTCCAACATGGATATCATTTGCCGTAATATAAATACAGCAAGTGCTACCGTCGGTGGGACCGGTTTCAAACAGCTCTGGGGAAACGGTAACGCTCCTCTGAGTAATACGTCTACTTCATTCACGCTTACTGTTGCCAACATGCTGACAGGCATTGTTGTCAACAATAGTGCTGGTGCGACAGCTACTCTTGACACTGCTGCGCT